GATGGCTGTTTCCTTAACAGCTTTAGCATCGGCAATGGCTTCTTTGAGTAAGTCTCTGTTTGCCATACTTTTTTTTAGTTTTTTCCTCAATTAAATTGTGTTGGAAGTACGCTTATTATTGACGAATGTCGAAGCGTAATAGATATTATAAATCTCGATGCCATATATTAATGGCATATTGTCGGGTATACGTATATCGGTATTTTTAAAAAACGCAAAGGGTTTAAAGAATAGGGCAAGAACCGTTTGCGCAAAGAATTTCGGAAAGTAATGTGTTAACTTTACCGTATTGATATGTTGGTACTTCTTTACCTTCTTTAACAAGATGCATATATGAACCTGGATTAGAAGGTGTTGAAACAAAATCCCAACAAAGTAATTCAAAATCGTCTTGTACCTCTAATGTTTCACCTACTTGCTTAAGTGAACCCATTCCACGAGATGATACACCTACTGTAACACCGTTATCAATAAGTGCTTTTAAAATGTTTCCGGAGACGGTTGGTAAAATTTCTATTTTACCCATTACATTATTACCGTCCCACCAGCATTCTCTTATAATATGAGAAACGTTTTTAAGGGATATAATAGAGGATTCAGGGTGGTCTAATTCACCTGTTGCTCTATTTTCTTTAATAAGTTCTTGATACTTATCAATTTCTCTTTCCCATAACTCTCTATCGTACCATCTACCATTACCGTTTTTAACTTCAGCGGTAGCTAAAGGACCTTCTACAATTGGATTACCAGAAGGTGCTCTCATACCCTCATGTAATTGCTTAGGGGATACCTGGAAAGGGATAGTTTCGATGAGTACTTGTTTCATTAGATAGCTGATTCTTTATCGGCGGCTTGTTTCTTAATGTTAGCTAAAGCTAATTCAGCAGCGGCTTTTTGTTTTCCTAAATCTTCTACTTTCTTTTCAGCAGCAGCAATTTGTTGATCAAGTGGTCCTTCTTCAATTGTATCTTCATTTTCTTCTATATCATCTTCAGATAATAATTCTAATAAAGATTTTCTATATATTGATTCTTTAACTGGTTTTGGCATATCTCCATAACCAGAAGATTTATATTTTCCTTTAGGTTCTTTAGGTTCCCCACCACCAACAACATCATTAGTATATCCAATATCTTTAACACCAAATGAAGCTTTTGTATGATAATAATTAACATCTTTAGTCATATTTTTTAATACAATTTGCTTCAATTCATCTACAGTTTTATTAGCATTTTTAGGATCTTTCATTTCTGTATAATATCCCATTAAAAATGACTGACCATAAACGTTATCAACATTTTTATTATTTTTATTATCAAACTGGTGGTCTAAAGTCTTTTGAACATCTTTGTCGATTTTTTCAAATTCGTTTTGATCACCATATTCTTTTTTATTTTTAACACCTACAGCTTCTTTAAGGCTATCATTAAATGTTTTAAACCAGTTTGGTGTAGCAGGAGTTAAAGTAACTACTCCACCTGCTGCTTCAGATAAAAGACTTTTACTTTTCAAAATATGAACAGTAGTATCAAAATCATTTAAAGAAGTAACGTATTCAGGAAACAAGTATTTAGCTTGTTTTAAAAAATGTTGTTTATCACCTTTACCTTCTTTAATTAAATTATATTGTTCTTGTAAGGTTGCCATATGTTAATAAATATTATGTTTTTTTAGATAGATATTGTTTCTTGTGGGCCATATCCTACTCCCCTTAATCTTAATGTGTTTGCTGGAATATCTGCTGCTGGTTCAAAAGTTAAAGTTGTATTTCCTGGGTCTACTATAACAGAAGCTATATAATCACTTTGTATTAAACTATATTGTCCAGAGTCTAAAGTAAATGAACCTGAGGTATTTTTTGGAGAACTTGTATCATATAAACTAGAACTATTAGGTATAGTTTCTAATGTGAAATAACTTGTAGCGGGAGAAGGGTTATTAATAACAAAATCTAAAGTAGTACCAGAACTAACAGTTGTAGTCACTAAAGTATTACTAGATGTAGTTGATATATTTACTGTAGCCATTATTTTTTAAATAATTCTATTACGTCGTCTAAATATTCTTTAGCTAAATCTGTTCCATATACAACATTAAATGAATCTGGATTTTGTTTGTAGTAATCCATTGTTTCATGTTTTGCTTGTTGCATTAAAGGAATTAATTCATTTAACTTTCTTTCTATTTCATCAAATGCTAATAATCTACCTCCAACCCATTTTTGGTTTGATGATTTGTTTATATTAGCATCTTGTAAATAAGATTCAACATCTGTATCTTCCCAAAGTTTTTTAACTTCAATACCTTTAGCTGCCTTATTTAATTTATTTTTATTAACTAATTTATATTTAAAATCAGTTATGTATTTATTTTTAATAACACCTTCAGGACCTGCTTTTGGACCAGGACCCATAGTTGCTCCTGGACCTTCATTTACTTTTTTAAATCCTGCTTGTGTATAAGCTCCATAAGTTGATTTTCTAGGAGAAGGACCATTATGGTTTTCACCTTCACCTCCTGAAGTAAAAAATGAAGTGGAGCCTAAAGTAGACATTTCATCTAATAAATTTTTAATTTGAACATACTGTTCAGGATACTCTTTTCTAATATGAGTTCTAAATTTATTAAATACATTTCTAGCATCTTGAGCTAATACTGCTAAAGTAGGATCTGCTTTACCATCTGCTGTTTTAGATAAGTCAGTTAATGCTTTAACCGCCTCTGACATTTCTCTTAAAGCATCTCCAAAATTAGCTAATTTTATAATTTGATGATTTATTTGACCTGTTTCATCATCAACATCAACTGTTTTAAAGTAAGTACTTAAAGTATCATTAAAGAAGTCATTTTTATAATCAATTTTACCATAACGTCTTTCAATCCTATCTAATAATTCAGGATCAACGTCTTTAGGTTTGATTACATCATCCGCTTCTTTTAATTTATACTTGTAATTAGCCATGTACTTTAGTTAATTCTTCTAACAATTCAAAGTATTGTAACAAATTAACTAAATCATTATTACCAACATTGGCTGTTTTATTTAATGGAGAAAGTAAGTTAGCTACTTCATTTAATTTAATCTGAACAGCTTTATCAGTGACTTTTTTAGATAATTTATTTATTTCTTCTTTAATTTCCCCAACTTTACCGTTGTAAAATTCTCTTAATTTTGGAGTTGAATCAACTGAGTTGATGAATTCTTTTAAAACCACTTTTTGATTATCATTCAATGCTTCATATTTACCATTGAATTTTTCTAACATTACTTTGTAAGTTAAAATTCTTAAATCCTTATCATATGATTTAAACTCTTCTAACAAATCATCTTCTACTTTTTCTTTAGTAATGTTTTTAGAGGTTAAATGCTCTAAAAGAGACATTTTGTTATCTATAATTTGATCTGGGTTAGATAGGTTTTCGCTATTATAAATTTCTAATAAGGTATATAAAGAAGCAAATACTTTATAGTTAGGTAATTTAGTTTTGAAAAATTCTTCTAAATTATAATGCTTTTGAATTTCACTAATTAAATTATACTTTTGTCTTTTTAAAGCACCTCTATTAAGGTCTTTAGAAGATTCAACAACGGTATTAATAATAATTTCGGCTTTGCCTTCAGTGATATTCTTATGTTTGGAAAGAGTTTCATATAATTTGTACTCTCTTCCTAATTCGGTTTTTACAAAGTATTTTTTTAGAATACCAGCTGCCTTAGAATCCTTACCAGATAAAGTGTCAGCGGTAATTTGTCTTACTAAAAGCTCAAATAAAAGGCCAGTATTCTTATACTTAGAATGTTTAATATTCATTCTTGAGGTTTTGTTATAAATATATAAGGATTTTTACTTCTTTAACTTAGATTCATCAAGAAGTGAATCTCCATCATTGTTTTTATCTTTAAATAAACCTTCAATTAAACTTTTGTTTTTAAGGTAAATTTGTTTTGCTTCTAAAGCTAATGGTGAATCTCCTTTAAAATTATTTCTTAAAGCACCATTTTCATTTTCATTGTCTTTATCATGAAGCCCTTTAGCGCCTAATCTATCTTTACCAAAAGGACTACTTTGTTTATTTCTATTGGTTGGTTCTTCAACTGGACGACCTAATTTAATATCTTCTCCATATCCTGTAGGTACATTTTCTGGATCAGAATACATTCTGCCTTTACCATATAATGAAGCTAAGTCATGTGGTGTGCCATATGATTTACCTGTCATTTTAGGATCATTACCTTCTCCGGATATTTGAGTGTTTCTAAAGGCACGTTTTTGATCTTCAACAATTAAGTCTCTATATTCATCATATTGATCTTCAGATAAGTGGAAAATATTTTCATAAACCCAATCTGTTGGTAACAATTTAGTTTCCATAATCTTTTGAGCTAAATCTACCTTTTGAGTTAACAAAGCAATTTTTTCCTGATCATAAATGATTGATGGAGTAGTTAAATCTAATTCAAAATTGGTTAATTGTTCACCTGTATATCCTTGTGAATATAAATGTACTAAAGCAATTTTATACAACTCAGATAATACAATACGTTGAATACGGTTAATTGTACGAGCAAAACGAATATCTTCAGCTGCTAGTGTTGCTTTACCAGTTAAATCTTTTTCGTAGCCCATAAATGCTTTAGGCACTTTAAGGGCAGCGAATAATTTATCTCTTAAGTAAGTAACATCTGCTATACCATCATATTGTAAACCAGGTGTTGTTTCAATTTTAGTTGATTGATCATTACCACGAATTGGAATATAGAAATCTTCTAATAAATTCTGTTGGTTGTATTTTAAATTATAATCACCAGTTTTATTATCCATTAATGGAGTACGTTTCATTGTAGAAATAGTTTTCTGCATGAAATTTTCTACTTCATTTGGTGGAATAGAACCAACATTAATATAGAATATACGACGGTCTGGGGAACGAGAGATTCTATGAATTAACATAGCGTCTTCCATTAATACGTATTGTTTAAAGATACGACGAGCTGGTTCTAAATATGAACGACCATAAGGAAGATAGTTAACATCAGTTAACAATCTAAAGTGAGCCATTTCATAGTTGTCAAAATAAATACCAGGCTCATTATCATAAGTTCCTAAATTAGGTGAACCATAATATCCTGAACCACCAGCATAAATACCTTCTGGTGAGTATTTAAATCTTACAGCGTTTGGATGTTCTTCATCATAATTTTCTTGTCTTTCAATATGAAAAGCAGTGTAAGGAATTACATTATAAACACCAAATTTTTCAGCAATTTCTAACTTTAAGAAAAAGTCTCCATATTTACACATTTGGCGAATCCAAGACCATAAATTAAATTCAATGTTTAATACATCATAAAATAAGTTATAAAGAATCTGTTGGATATCTTCGTCACTTGATTTAATATGAAGTACTTCTCCCATATCATTTTTTAATGTAGATTCATCTGAAATAATGTCAAGAGCAGAAGCAACAATAGCATCATAGTCCATATTATCATAATCTGAATAGATCATGGTTCTAAGGTATTGCCAGTTAACGTTTAATTGGGCTCCTAAAAGAGATGTAGAAGAAGGGGAATATAAACGATTATATCTATCTATTAAAGAATTTGTCGCTATATCTCCTGAACGTTGAATTGAATCAACATCCATTACTTTTAATTCATTGCCACCCTGATTTCGAATGATTACATCAGTTGAAAATAGTCGTTGCAGTCGGGTGAATAAGCTAGTATCTGCCATATTTTATAAATATTATAGTAACCATCTAATGTCCTCAGATCCATGATCTGTTTGGATAGAATATGGGTTTTTTACTTGATTGTTATTATATCCACCAATATAAGTAGTCTTACTCATATTTCCAAGGGCAGCTCGAGTCATGTCTTGAGAATGTTGTTGAAATTTTAATGATGTATCCCTTAAAAACATACCTATTCCAAAGGACATAACTAAATCATCATTATATCCTGATTGTGCTTCTGGGCGTCCATTTCTCCAAATAAACACTTTCATTTCTTCTAACAAACGTTTTGAACGAATTGTTACTGATCTATCACCAACATATTCTCTAAATTTATTTACAACTAAAGGTCGTGTTCTTAAAGACATTGTAAATCCAGGAGTCATATCTGAATTACCTTCAAATACTTTTAAATAAGATTCTGCTGTTAATTGATCTGATTTTGGTGAGTGGTATAAGTTTCTATATCCTCTTTCAATAATAGCATCAAGTGTAGCCCAACCAATTGAGGCATTTTCTACAACTAACAGTGCATTATTATATTCAGTAGCTAAGCCTGTAAGGAAATAACCATATTCTTTAGGTGGTAATTGTCCTTTATATTCAGCAACTTGTGTATTAGTTTGGATATCAATTACATGACAAGCAGAAGAGTCTTTACCATCACCTCTAGCTACATCAGCTACTATCATATAGTCTCTACTATAATCCGCTGGTTCCCATATCCAAAGATTTTGGTCTGTTCCTCTTCTTTCTAAAGGATCTTTGATTGTTGTTTCTTTAACAAATTCAATCCATTCAGGATAAAAAACGGTTTCACCAGATGTACTAAAGTCACAGTCACACTCTTGGGCTGCTAATCTAGGATCACCTAGTAATTCATCTTGTCGTTTTCTCCAATCCTCATTTCTTTCCGGATGTACATACCAAGGAAGCTTGATAGGTAAAAAGTCGTTTTCCGCTGATTCCGCTGACACCCATGTCTTGTGAAACCAGTTTCCAGTTCCATACGGTGTTGAAAGTACTATTGCTCCACCACCCGTGGCTAGTGTTTGTTGTGCTGATGCCCATATTTCTCCAATTTGTTCAATAAATGCTGCCTCATCCAC